ACGAAGAATACAGTGAGCGATTTAGAGAAAGAGACTCCCGCCCTGACATTGATAAGTTTGGTGATCCAGAGTATGTCTACACAACATACAATAATGAAATAGGTTTGACACCTATACCAGACACCAGCAATCGCAGTTTGAAGTTTGATTACTACGTTGCATCATCTGCGTTGTCAGCGGCAACAGACACATCTATTATACCAGAACGTTTTGAGCCGGTTATCAACGCTCGTTCAAAGTACTACACTTACATGTTCCGTTCTGACACCCAGACTGCTCAGTTTGCTTTGAAAGAATACGAAGATGGCCTGAAGCGTATGCGGGTGGAGTTGCTAAATAGAAAAAACTATATGAGAGCAGTTTAACATGCCAGATTTAGAACTGCAGGGGGTTAGCCCCCTTTCTTTCAACTGCGAGGGCGGCTTGGTATTGAACAGGTCTACCTTTATTATGCAGCCGGGACAAGCTCTTGAGTTAGAGAACTTTGAACCCGATGTTGGTGGCGGTTACAAAAGAATGCTGGGGTTTCGCCCCTTTGTAAATCAGATTGTACCTGAAACAAACTCGTCTGGTGAAGCTGTCTTGATGTCTACGCAGTTCAACAACTTTGTACTGGCTGCACGAGGCGAAAAGATATTTAGTTCTGCATCCAGTGAAGTATCACAGGGTATTGCTTCAGCTACAGCCATGACAGGGGCTGGAACACTAAACCTCGACAGCACTGATGGGTTTAGCTCTAGCGGCACTGTCCAGATAAATTCCGAAATATTTACCTACACAGGTAAGACTGCACTGACCCTGACAGGTGTAACAAGAGCAACGAGCAGCACTACCGCTGCAGCACACGCAGTCGATGACGTTGTTTCTGAAACTTGGACTGTGAGAGACACCGGAAGAACAGACGCAGCCCGTTACAATTTTGAACGGTACAACTTTGACGGCAATGAAAAAATCATAGTCGTTGACCAGACTAACGCTCCTACAATATTCAATACGTCCCTTACTGCAACAGATGTAAGCAACAGTGCGGTAGCTGGTGCAAAACACATTGCTGCTTTTAAGAACCACATGTTCTACTCCGGCATGTCTGCTACACCCCAAGAAATAGTGTTTAGCGAACCCTTCGATGAGGACGGCTTTACCGCTTCGGACGGTGCCGGAAGTATCAAGGTTGACGACACGATTGTTGGCTTGAGGGCTTTCCGGGGTGACTTGTTTATCTTCTGTGAGAACAGGATATTTAAGTTGGGCGGCAGTTCGCTCAGTGACTTTGCAATTGTTCCTGTTACAAGAAACATTGGGTGTGTAAACGGCTTTACCATCTTGGAATTTGCTGGTGACTTGGTGTTCTTGGGGCCGGATGGATTGCGTACTGTTGCTGGTACAGCCCGTATTGGTGACGTTGAGTTGGGTACCATAAGCACCAACGTTCAGCAGTTGTTCAGGGACAACCTGACTAATGCGGAAGCGTTTGTTTCCCTAGTCATACCCGACAAAACCCAGTACCGTATCTTCTTTTCAAAAGAGGGACAGGCACAGACATCTTCACTAGGGGCTATCTGTGTTATGAAGGGACAGGCATTTGAGTTTTCGACTATGAAGGGTGTTCGCCCTGCTTGTGCGGATACGATAGTCGAGGCAGGAGATGTGATAGCTATTCACGGTGGCTTCGATGGTTTTGTATACAGACAGGAACGAAGCAATACATTTGATGGTGCCTTAATCAACGCCAAGTACAGAAGTCCTGACTTGAGCATGGGTGACCCCGGAGTTCGCAAACACATGCAACGGGTCAATATCAACTACGCACCAGAGTCAACCCTAGACGCAGACTTGTTTGTAAGGTATGACTACGAATCAAGTCAAGCTACTAGACCAGCCGCATACCCTTTAGATAGTACAAATGTTGCGGGTACGTATGGCAGTTCAACTTACGGAAGCGCAGTGTATGGTGGACCGTCACAACCTATTGTTCGTAAAGCAGTAGAGGGTTCAGGATTTGCTGTAGCATTACGAGTAGAAGACGGGGCAACCGCTACTGCCCCTTACACCCTAAAAGGGTTTCAATTAGAATTTCAGGTGGGAGCAAGAAGGTAAATGGGCGCAACCTATACACGACAGTCCACGTATGCTGACGGCGATACAATTTCCGCTGCAGATACCAACGACGAGTTTAACCAACTACTTGCGGCATTTGCTGCAAGCACGGGTCACACGCACGATGGAACTGCTGCAGAGGGGGGACCAATCTCTGCTCTGGCAAGTAACACCATCACTTTTGGAACAGGTGCAGACACCGACATTGCAATTACCTTTGACGGTAATACCAGTGACGGCGTTCTTACATGGATGGAAGATGAGGATTACTTTCAATTCTCTGACGACATACTCATGTCCACCACAGAAAAGATACAGTTCCGTGACACTGCGATATACATCAACTCCAGCACAGACGGTCAACTCGACCTCGTAGCTGACACAGAAATACAGATTGCAGCCACAACCATCGATGTAAACGGCAACCTAGATGTTAGCGGAACCGTTGTTGGAGCTAGTACAGTATCGGCAGGTACAGCGTTTGTCCCTGATGCAAGTGACGGTGCCGCACTAGGTACATCATCCCTAGAGTTCAGCGACTTGTTTCTTGCTGATGCAGCCGTAATCAACTTAGGCGCAGACCAAGACACGACTCTCACCCACGTTGCTGACACAGGCATCCTTCTGAACTCAACACGACAGTTACAGTTTGGTGATAGCGGTACATACATACATCAGTCAGCCGACGGTGTTCTTGACCTTGTGTCTGACACTGAGATAGAAATCAACGCTACCACAATCGACATAAACGGTGCGGCTGAACTGTCAGGTAACCTTACTCTTGGCGCACAACTCCGTATGCCAGATAATACTGCTAGTAAGATTCTTGTTGCAGACGGCACCAGCTTTGAAGAAAAAGCAGTCGGTGACCTTTCTGAAATATCCACAGTAGCGAACGACGACGTATTCCTTGCTGTAGATACATCAGGGGGTGGACTAAAGAAAATCGCAAGAAGTGCTATAGTTGCAGGACTTGCCACATCAAGTGCTATATCAAACGTAGTTGAGGATACGTCTCCCCAGTTAGGTGGCGACCTCGACATGAACGGTGCGGATATCGTTACGACATCCAATGCCACAATTGACTTGGCTCCTAATGGTACAGGTACAGTGGTTGTACGAGGAAACACCAACTCAGGTAGAATCGTATTTAATTGTGAAAGTAACAGTCACGGGCAGACAGTTTATGCCCAACCCCACTCTGCTTCTGTAACAAATACTTTAATGTTACCCGCAGGAGCAGACTCAACCCTTGTTTCCCTCGTATCTACAGACACCCTAACAAACAAGACACTCACCAGCCCCGTAATCAACACGGGTACTTTCGGAACATCTATCCTTCCCGTTAGCGCAGACGGCACTACTCTGGGTTCTGCATCTAAGGAGTTCAGCGACCTGTTCCTTGCGGATGCAGGTACCGTGCAATTTGGTAACGACCAAGATGTAACCCTGACCCACGTTGCTGACACCGGGTTGTTACTCAACGCAGCAATGGTAGTTCAGTTCCGTGACTCTGCAATTAACATTGGCTCTCCGGCTGATGGTGACTTGGACATCAATGCTGATGATGAGATTGAGTTAAACTCAACCCTGATTGACGTAAACGGTAACTTGGATGTTAGTGGCACAATCGTAGGCGCAAGCACCCTTTCCGCAACAACAGGAACATTTAGTGGTATTCTAAAGACAGACGATGCTACTGAGGCAACAAGCACAACTGATGGTTCTCTGCAGACTGACGGTGGTTTGTCTGTTGTTAAGGATGCGGTGTTTGGTGATGATGTCATGTTGTTGTCAGACAGTGCCGTACTAAAGTTTGGTGCGGATAGCGATGTCACACTTACACACGCTGCTGATACAAGCCTGACTTGTAACCTGATGATGGCTGCAACCACGTTTGAACCTAGTGCAGATACTGCTGCAGGGGACAACGCTGCTATAGGCTACACTTCTGCTGAAGGACTTATCCTAACAGGGCAAGGTTCTTCTACAGACGTAACAATCAAGAACGATGCGGATGCTACCGTTGCCTCAATCGCAACAGGCACAACCATATTTACTATGAGTGATGACGTTACTGTGGTGGGTAGGTCAGTGGGTAGCACCATAACAACAGAAAACGATGCTAGTTATGACCTTAGTGCTGGAAATGATTTTATTACCACCACTGCAAGCAATCAAACACTTACGTTTACAAATGCAGCAGCAGGGCAGTCTGGCAACATAAAATTTACAAACGGCAGTAATCATACTATTTCTGCACATGCTGATGTGGCTATCAACGCAGATGTTCTTACAGCCATTTCAGCCAGCGGCACGTATCATCTTGCTTATTACTGTAGCGCAGCATCTGGAAACGACACTATCTTAGTGTCTGCTTCAGCTATCTTAACTTAGGGAATACGAATGTCTTTAATCAAAGCAGCAGGTGCAGGTGACCAGTCAACAGGCTTTTACAGCCATCTGCTTGACCAGTCGTTGAAGTTCAATAATGACGATAGTCAATCTTTAAGCCGAACCCCTGCATCTGCTGGTAATATGGATGTGTGGACTTGGAGTTGTTGGGTAAAACTAGCCAGCCTCCAAAATCAATATTTATTATCCTCTTATTCAGCCTCCAATGATGCTGGATTCTTTGGCATTACTTTTAGAGATACAGGCTCCATTAGAATACAAGGTTGGAATACAGTTTACCGTGAAACTAATGCTTTATTTAGGGATTTTTCAGCTTGGTATCACGTAGTTGTGGCAGTCGATACTACAGACGGCACTGCTGACAACAGAATAAAACTATATGTTAATGGGTCACAGATTACATCTTTTGCTACAAATAATGCTTACACACAAAATGCTGACACAAGAATTAATAATACCTCACTACATTACATAGGCCGTTACCATAGTGGCGAATATTTAGATGGCTATTTGGCAGAGGTAAATTTTATTGATGGTACGCAGTTAACAGCCGACAGCTTTGGCGAAACTAAGGACGGCATCTGGATTCCAAAAGATACATCGGGTCTGACATTTGGAACCAATGGTTTTCACCTGACTTTCAAGGATGACGTTGTTTC